GCCAATTGGAAATCATGGCCTGCAGCTACTTCTACCATATATGGAATCAAAGTTGTTGTTTCACCTGATACTATTAACCTATCAACAACCGTGAGAGTGACCCCTCCTGATGAGCCAAATGTGGAAATCCATGGTCTCGCTGAAACGTAAGGAACAGTAAACTCAAAAGTGTTAGAATCGCGTAAATCAAACACGGTACTATATTGAAATGGCTGTGGACTAGTCCCAGTGATTTCTAAAGATGGAACAAAATTGGAAGCGGCCAAAGGTACTGTAACATCATTGGTTGTAGGAACATAAGCTGCTATAACTCGCCCACCATGAAATTTTGTTTTAGCAAAGGTAAACCTAAACCTAATGGATCCCCTCCAATACCTAAACATTTGTGAAATGTAACACAATGCCGTTGGCTGAATGGCGTTAGTGGTAAGAGTTGAGGAAGCAGGAAAAGCAAGATTTCCTCCTGGCCTACTAACAGAAGTCCTAAACCACATGCTAGTAGGACACAAATTTGTGGCATAAAGGACAGTGCCACCTGTATCTGAAACTCTAATATCACCAACATAGGCTTGGGCAAAAAGTCCTAAAACATATGGTAATGACAACTCGTCTACGCCAGTGGCAGATTGATCACCTCCAACCCCCAATGAATTACTCTGAAAAGGTGCTACAGTGAACTCCGGTGATGGCTGGTCTACATTGCAGTCATAGGCATAAGACACGTCATGAACTCTGTTTAAGGGTCTGGTATCTGTTGGCTTACTATAACCCATGGCAGCAGCTGTACAAGCCAAAGCTTCCGCTTGCCATGCCAACTGCACAGAATTGCCAAAAACTTCTGGATTTCCTACAACACCGGCTGCAATGGCTCCAACAATTGGTGTTGCAATAGCGACGGCATGCATACCATTTGATATGTACTTTCCTTTCTTAAGCTTATCTATAAAGCCAGGTTTGCGTTCTTTAGCGACCTCTGATGAAATCCCCGACTGTGGTAAAACAACACCTGGCAAAACGGGCACAGCAC